AATAGTGTAGAATTTCACGTGAAAATTTATCGGGACCTAATTTTTTTACGTCCGCATTCAAATGGTCAGAAGAACCCCAATAAGTTCTCCAATCACTTTCTTTATAACCACGTCTTTTGTTCTTTCTTCCTTTAAGAGGTGGTTTAGTGGTTTTAAATCTTGCTAACTTCTTACCTATGTATTTTCTATCATTCGTAAGGTTCGTAATAAGATATACAAATCCCTCAACATTCTCAGGTAATTCATTTACAACTTCATTGTTATATGTCCATTCACTCATGGTGTTCTCATTTTAATAGGTCTAAAGACCTAATATCTTCGGAAATTTCTTTTCGTTCCACTCAAAGAACATTTCCTTGATATTTCTTTTTTCCATTTAATATTATTTATTTTAATTACTTGTTCGGTTTGGAAGACACAATTGCCCATCCACTGGGCAACTGCTAATGAAACTTGTTCTTGCTCATCAGATTCTATGTCTAAGTTAGCCACTAGCAATGGCGAGGTCGGTTGACGATTCCCTCATAACTTAGTATTGCGTCTTTCGACTCAACGGCACTTTGAATAATCCACATAGAATAAAATATCATCAAAGTTGGTAGTGTTTTTAACCTACCAGCGGTTTGTACATTTCTGTACAGTAAATACTAGTCATTCGATACCTTTAGAGTAACGAATGTTAAAATACGAAATAAAATGTGTGGTTAACGAGAAGCAGTGTCGGATTTCACCCAACTTGTCTGAACGTATGTATAATATACGCCCTCAATCCCGAGTCGGCATCCCGACTAACAGTTCCACTATGTATTGTTTTATTGTAATCATTATTAGCCTTTGGGGATTTATATTAGAATTAAAAATTGTTTTTGAATCGATTTGTATTAGTTATGTTGAACATACTAACATAGTGGAAAAGGGATGTCAACCCTTTTTGTAACTTTTTTTGTATTTTTTTATAAAATAGGTGTTCCAGCGTTTTTACTGAGTTCAAAGTTCTCAGAAACAATCTCATTTAGATATCTGATATGGTTTGCAGGCATGTTGTGCAGTTCAGATATACTGACGCCCCCTCTCATATACCAGGTTAGTTTATACAGTGATTTGTGTAGAGTGTCAAGTGATTTATTATAAGACTCTTGTTTCTCTAATATTTCGGCTTCGCCGGCAGTCTTCAGCCAGCGGAGGAAAAATTTACAGGATTCATATCAAACACAACTTCTTCTTTGTGTTCACATGCCTCACAAGTAAATTCAAATTTCGAAATTTCAGATAAGTTTGGCACAACACTATTAACAGTGTCGTTTACTTTTTTCACAATATTTGCTGGTACATTGTCCATGAATTCTGTGATAGAGTCTGAATCAATCACAACTGTATCGGGTGTTTCTATTCTGTCAATCGCACTAATTAGTAAATCTACGTTCTGTTTTGATACTTTTCTGAAACTGATGGCAAATTGTCTTGCCATCTCCAGTTCTTCACGGTCATCCTCTGGATTTTCCTGGGCGGCTGTAATAGATGACAATATTCTAGCCTGCTCAACTTCCATCAGTGCTACTCTAGTTAGACTGTCTAATTTCGGTGGAGTTACAAAAATTTTAAGGTCTTCATATTCAATTGGCGGAATATCACTGATATCTGGAAACTTTTCCAGAATGTGATTTATGTCTATGTTATAATCGGCTTGCTCTTTACAGTTCGAACAACTGTGGGTGTGTTGGATTTCTTTGCCATATGTTGCGTATTTGATTGCTAAGAAAATTAGTTCCGCATCAACATTACATAAGTTTCTTGGATTTGGTATGGCAGGCACACAACTTTTAATAAGATTGATTAAAGCCTCTCCGTTTAATAATTCGTCAGGATTTTGCATTGATATTTCATCAATAGCAGTCATCGGAAGTATAGGCAACTCGTCCAATACAGTTTTGTCTATTTCTGGATTAAATCTGCCACCAGTCGGAATTTGTACATATATTCCCGGTTTACGAAAATATTTGGATAATGGGTTCTCATTGGTGTTCATTTGTTTGTCCTTTGATAAATACAGTATAATAAGGTTAGTAATTAAGTATATACATAATTATTTATCTTCAACAATAACTACGAAGTTTTTATAACTATTTTAGAGGGATTTCATGGCAGACGAACAAGATGTTTTTATTTCGGGAATAAGCGGCAGTATCCAGCAATGGAGTACAGAGGCGACAGCAATGAAAATGGAAGCAATATTAAGTAAGATTTCCGCTTCAAACTCGGCAATGACGCAACTTCTCACTGCGATAAAGAATGGCGAGGGCATGACACAGAAGCAGTTGTCTCAGGCAGTAAATGCTACAAAAACTCAGACAAAAGCAACAAATAGCGCCTCTAAAAAAGAATCACAAGATACCACAAGAACTCATGGTATATTGAAAGGGCTTTCTCAAACTTTCAAAGATGGATGGAATGGTTCGACTAGTGGTATTATTGACCAAATGAGAAAGAGTCAGATTGAAGCATCTAGGCTAGAAAGAGACACACAGGTATTACTAAAGGCGGGCATGTCGAGGGAAGATGCGGCAGCAACAGTAAAAACTGAAGCAAGACAAAAAAGCCAGGCAGACTTTTTCAAAAAAGCGGCGATGGGTATTATCGGTTTAATAGCCTCAGCCGAAGAGGCAACTCTGGCTGGATATGAAGAAAGATTTGACATGGCATCAGAAATTAGGCAGAGTGGTTTAATGTCAGGACTAGAAAACGCAAACACGGGTTTCATATCTATTGCACAAACAATCAGTGAAACTGGATTTACTTTTGGACAAGCGGCAGAATTCACTAGCAAATTTTCAGAAGCAGTCGGAGTTAAAGGTGTAAAGGGTACACTAGATTTTGTTAACCAAATGGCAAGAGGACCAGGTGGCATAATTGAAAAATTCAATTTGGAATTTGGTCAGGTTGCCCACATCGCTGGAGAATATATCGACTCACTAAGAATAGGTGGACAACTACGAAATAGAGATGAAGCACAAATGAGAATAGGCATGGATGGTTTCATGTCTACTGTCACAGCCACCTCAAATGTGTTAAAAGTTTCAATGACTGAAGCGGCAACGATATTAAAGAACAGTTTGTCTGATGAACAAAGTGGTATGTTAGCAACTCTTCCAAAAGAAATGAGAATGGCCGTCGAAGATACTGCAAGGATGGCAGGCGGAATGGACAATCCAATAATGAAACTGATAGCCGTAAGATTGTCAGCAGGTGAAGGCAATTTCATGCAAACTCAAGAATTTCAGGAGGCGGCTGGCACAATGGGTGGACAGAAACTGATAGAATTTGCTAATGAGGCATCAAAGGTATTAGAAATAGAGGGCCGAGATGCATTTCGAACGTATATAGCAACTGAAGGAGTACAATTCAGTAAAGATTTAATAGCACTCTTTAGTGACCCAGCGAATAAGGCAGTTGGAATAGCGAGTGGTGATATAGGAATGATTGGTCGAACGGCAGAAGGTTTGCAAAACCTCGAGGCAATAGATGCTGGTGAAAGAAAAGGTACACTGGAAGATGACATAATGATAGAGAACAGAGACCAAAAACTTCAAGCAGAAATCAGCAAAGAGTTATCAATTAATACCCTAATGCCTGGATTTATCGAAAATGTAAAAGATTTAACAAATACAAATAGACGATTTGCGGAACAAGCGGCTAAAACAATCACTGCAAATGCAAATGTTATTGATGGAATGAACAATGCGGCAACACAGACTAAACAGACAGTTGTTGGCCTTGGAACAATTGCCATGAAGATTTTGAATATTCCTTCCATGCTTGGTGATGGTATTGCCAGTATTTTCGGAACTAGCGTATTCAGTAATGATAACAAAAGTGTAATGGACTTCACATCTTTGGATGATGGTGGTGGTCTTCGTACAATAAGTAACAACCAAAATAAACAATTTGCGTCTTATTCACAAGATATGATAAAAGAAATTAAAAACAACACAGAAGCCGATATTGAGGAGAGAAGAGCGGCAGCGGCCCAACTTAAAGCAACCTTGGTGTCACTTCAAATGGCTAATGTAAAAGACCCGAATGCTGAAGATGATATCAGAACAACACAAACAAGATTGATGGCTTCTCTGAATGCACTTATTAGTGAATTGAAAGGTAATTAATAGATAAGATGGTTGACAATGAACACGGAATATGTTAATATAAATAAAAGAACTAGGAATAGATTATGACTTGGAAAAAGTACTTTAAAACTTACGACGGAATGCCTCGCCGAACAGAGACAGGACCAGCATCGAATAATGCTTCTAGTTCAAAATATAGCAGTTGGCTACCAGAAGTCTATATGGGACAACCCAATAGAGCCCAAAGATATGGGCAATATGACCAAATGGACATGGATTCAGAGGTTAATGCGGCATTAGATACGATTGCTGAGTTTTCTACCTTGTTTAGTGAAACTACTAAACTGCCATTTAACATTCAATACAATGACGACCCATCGTTTACTGAAAACGAAGTTCTTCAAAAATCACTACGTCAGTGGTGTTCAATGAATAAAATGAACAAACGTATTTTTAGAATTTTTAGAAATACAGTTAAGTATGGTGACCAATTATTCGTAAGAGACCCAGAAACATACAAACTATATTGGGTAAATCCATCAAAAGTTGAAAAAGTTGTCGTAAATGAAGGCAAAGGTAAAAAGATTGAAGCATATTATATTAAAGATTTAGACATCAATATGCAAAGTCTTAACATTACAGCAGACACAGTTAAACTATCACAGACGGGCCATCAAAAGATGGGTATTCCTACTTCGACTGCTGGTATGCAACAAAGTTATTCTTCTGGTTCTCCAGAAGGCTCACGTTTCGCACATGATGTTACTACAACAGCAATTGATGCCAAACATGTTATTCACGTATCTCTAAGTGAAGGTATCGACCAATACTGGCCTTTCGGCACAAGTATGCTTGAGCCTGTATTTAAAGTATATAAACAAAAAGAATTACTAGAAGACTCTATTATTATCTATCGTGTTCAAAGAGCGCCAGAACGTAGAGTATTTTATATTGACGTTGGTGATATGCCAACTCATAAAGCACGTCAACACTTAGAACGTATTAAGAATGAAATTCATCAACGTAGAATCCCATCTAAAACTGGTGGTGGTGCTAACGTTGTTGATAGTGCGTACAATCCACTATCAATTATGGAAGATTACTTCTTTGCTCAAACGGCTGAAGGTCGTGGTTCTAAAGTTGAAACACTTCCAGGTGGTGAAAACTTAGGTCAAATTGATGACTTGAAGTTCTTTAATGATAAACTATTAAGAGGTTTGCGTGTCCCACCAAGTTACTTGGGTGGTATGGATGCAAATGGTTCTGCATTTAACGATGGTAGAACTGGCACAGCAATGATACAAGAGTTTAGATTTACAAAATACTGTGAAAGACTACAACAACTTATTGTTGAAGAATTAGATAAAGAGTTTAAGATGTTCTTAAAACATCGTGGTGTTTTAATTGAAAGCAGTTCTTTCGACTTATCATTTAATGTTGTTCAGAACTTCGGTAAGTATCGTCAAGCAGAAGTAGACCAAGTAGCAATGAATGTGTTTACGAGTGTCGAAGGCGCAGATTACATCAGTAAGCGTTTTGCAATGAAACGTTTCTTAGGATTATCTGAAGAAGAAATCTTAGAAAACTCAATGTTATGGAAAGAAGAACGTGATGTTGAAGACCCACTTCAAGGAAGTGAAGATGGTCTTAAAGGTGTTGGAGCATCTCCAGGACCTTCAGGCGGTGACTTTGATGATAGCGATTTTGATGCAGGTGACTTAGATGACGAAATTACTGACGATTCAGTAATTTCTGGTGATGAGAATGCCGAACCAGAAACTGACGAGAATGTATAAATACTAGTATGAAATATATTGAAATAAATGAAAACTATTCGCCAGAAGAAGACGAGTTTACTGCTATTGATTTAGAAGACACTCGTAAAATTCGCTTGACCCTTGAGCATCTTTCTAAACTTAGAAAGATAAGAGAGTACAGGAAGTTTCAGAAAGCGTCTGAGAACGAACAAGTTCAGAAGCAATACGGCGGTTCTTCAGATGAAGCACCTGCTGGCGGCGGCGCACTCGACTTATAACGTTGTAAATTTCATTATTAAGTATAGTTTTAAATAATATTAAAACTTACTAAATATCTTAAGTTCGGTGAGAAAACCGAAAAAAATGCTCGTTTCCGAGTATTTTCCCAATATCCCGACATAATCCCTATAAATACTTGTGTATGAAACTCACTTTGTGGCAAATTGGCGCATTGCTTGTTTCTATAACCCTGCCGCAATTGTAGTGGCTATTAAAAGATTATTAAGGAGACTTATAATGTCAAGAAGTACACTAGAACAAGTGCTAGAATTGTTAATCAACGAAGAGACAGCAAAAGCAGAATCGCTTTTACATGACTTTGTTGTTGAACAAGCACGACAAATCCACGAGGATTCTCTTAACGAAAGCGACACAGTTGTAGAAGAAGAACTTGAGGAAATTGAAGAATCAGAAGAAATCGAATCTTTAAACGATGATATCGAAGAAGATTCTGATGAAATTGAAAATGAAGAAATGTTTGACGATGAAGATATGTCTGACGATGATGCTGAAGAAGACCTAGAAATGGGTGATGAAGAAGCACCTGCTGAAGAGATTGAAGACAGAGTTGAAGATTTAGAATCAGCGTTATCTGACCTAGAAGCAGAATTTGAAAAAATTATGGCTGGCGAAGACGATGCAGAAGATGATGGCGAAGAAATGGACATGGACATGGGTGATATCGATTTAGATATTGAAGAGCCTGAAATGGAAGAATCAGTAGAAGAAGTTATTGAAACTGAAGAAACTGAAGAAGAAGCCGTTGAAGAAGCCGCATCTGAAGATTTAGACGAAAACGAAGAAGAAGAGAAGTTGGAAGAATATACAATTCCAGCATCTGCTAAAGAAGGCGACAATGGCGAAGGTTCTTCACCAGTTGCTAAAGATGGCGGCGCAGACGAAAGTGACGCGGCGGCAGTTGGACAAAACGATGGTAACACATCAGGCGGTTCAGCATCAGCAGAAGATATGAAAACAGGCAATGTAAACACAGTTGGTAACAAGAAAGCACCAGCACCGAAGAAAGCCTAAGTAATATAACTCTTTTAGGAGAAACCAATGACCGTTCTTATTGAAAAATATACACATAATCAAGCAAACGTTAAATCAAAAATCGTTGAGAATGAGGCGGGTGAAAAGAATATGTTCATGGAAGGCATTTTTGTCCAAGGTGACGTTAAGAATGCTAACCAAAGAATGTATCCGGTAAACGAGATAGCCAAAGCAGTGGAATCAGTTCAAAAAAGAATTAAAGAAGGATTTCCAGTGTTAGGTGAATGCGACCACCCACCAGAATTAACAGTGAATGTTGATAGAGTTTCGCATATAATTGAAAATATGTGGATGGATGGTGCAAACGGCTTTGGTAAACTTAAAATTGTTCCTACACCAATGGGTAACATTATTAGAACATTAATCGAGTCAGGTGCCACTTTAGGTGTCTCATCTCGTGGTTCTGGTGAAGTTGACCACGCTGGTAAAGTGAGCAATTATGAAATTATCACTGTCGATATTGTGGCACAGCCAAGTGCCCCGGACGCATATCCAAAAGCAATATACGAAGGATTAATGAACATGAACGGCGGATACGAAACATGGAAACTAGCCCAAAGTGTTCAAAACGACAAGTCTGCACAAAAGTACTTGTCAAAAGAAATAGTTAAGTTCATTAGAGAACTTAAACTTTAATAGAAGAAGGAGAACCAACAATGGCAACAAATGAAATCCTTGCTGGCCTTCTTGAGTCTGATATTATAGGTGAAGAAGTTTCAACTCAAATATCAGAGGCTTGGGAAGCACAAATAAATGAAGCAAGAGAGGAGATAACAGCCGAGTTGCGTGAAGAGTTCGCACAGAAGTTTGAACATGACAAATCAGTGATTGTAGAAGCCATGGATAACATGCTTTCATCAGCAATCAAAACTGAAATGGATGAGTTCAAAACTGACCGTGAAGCCCTAATCGCAGAACGTGTTGCATATAAGAAAGCAATTTCTGAACATGCATCGCTCCTTGAAAAATTCATTACTTCTCAATTAGCAAATGAAGTTAAAGAACTTAGAGCCGACCGCACGAAAGTTAACGAACATTTAGATAGAACTAAAGAATTCGTTGTTAAACAACTTTCACGTGAATTGGCAGAGTTCCACGATGATAAGCGTGATTTAGTAGAAACTAAAGTACGCATGGTAGCAGAAGGTAAAGAAATTCTTACTAAAACTAAGGATTCATTTATCAAACGTTCAGCAGAACTAGTCGAAAAGACTATTGAAACTGCTTTACGTTCTGAATTGGCTGTTCTTAAAGAGGACATCCAAGCGGCTAAAGAAAACGAGTTTGGCCGTAAAATTTTTGAAACATTCGCAGGCGAATTCATGACCTCACAACTAAGTGAAGGTACTGAAGTTGCTAAGATTACTAAAAAATTAGAAGAATCTGCAACTGAGATTGCTAAATTAGAAGCAACAATTACTGAAAAAGAAGAAGCCATTTCAAGCGTTTCAACTGCAAAGAAAGTGCTAGAAGACAGAATGGACCGAAACAAGGTCATGGAAAGTCTTTTATCGCCTCTAGGCAAAGATAAGCGTACAGTTATGGTTGATTTACTTGAAACAGTAAAAACAACTAATTTAAAATCTGCATTTAAGAAATATTTACCTGCAGTTTTGAATGAGAACGTCTCAACAGAGGCAAAACAATCGTTAAATGAAGGCAAAGTAACAGAACACACTGGTGATAGAGTTGAAGAAGTAGTAACTTCAGAAGCAACATCACAAGGTAGCGATGCCAATATAATCCAGTTAAAGAAATTGGCTGGACTTAAATAATAACCAGAAACAGGAGAGAAAGATGGAAAATCTTTTCGAAGGAAATAATTGGGACACTACACGTGAAACACTTTTAGATGGTCTAGAAGGTAACAAGCGTGATGTAATGTCTTCAGTTTTAGAAAACACAAAACAAGCACTTACAGAAAGTGCGGCAGCGGGTGCAACACAGGCTGGTAATATTGCTACTTTAAACAAAGTTATTTTACCAATCATTAGACGTGTTATGCCAACTGTTATTGCAAACGAAATCATCGGCGTACAGCCAATGACTGGTCCAGTTGGACAAATTCACTCACTAAGAGTACGTTATGCAGAAGCAGCCGGTGGCGCTACAGCAGGTGCTGAAGCACTTT